TAGGCTGTTGATTAGTTAACGGTGCAGTAGAGTCAGTAGCATCTACAGCAGTATTTGGAGTATTAGGTGCTGTTTGAGTATTAGGTTCCGGAGTAGCTATAATTGGAGTAGCTCCATATTTCATATATAGATCATCAAGATACTTAAAGGCGTTGCTTATACCAGTAATAGACCATGTCACTGGCAACGCGGCATAGTAGAAATCATCGTAAGTTGCATTTAGCAAACGAAGACCGACTTGTTTAGCACCTGTACTGATGCCTTCTATGTTGTCCCATATGATACCGGCCCATTCTTGCGCGGCCTTGTCACTAGACATGTCGCTAACAAAATTATAAATCATAGACACTTCAGCAAGACTCATGCCGTGCCATAATTTTTCGCCAACTCCTTGTTTATATTTTTCAAATGTTGGATAACGGCTAAGCAATTCTTCAATCCTAGCCATCATGGTAGAATTAAATCCAGGATGTTGGGTTTCAAGCGGAGCGGCCCACTTGCCTAGCAAGCCTTTAAAATTACGCCAACCAAAAAATTTAACTGCTCCCTTTAACAAGAATTCGCCTGTGAAATAGGCCGCTATTCCCTGTGTAAGACGTATCATAGCCTTGCGTCGAGCTTCGTCGTTCATATAGGTAGTATAACACTGTAGACGTTCAGCTTCAGTTGTGTAGTCGTGTTCAGTGCCTTTGTAGACTTTAGGATGCGCAGGCGCAGGAGGAAATGCAGAATCTTTATAGTCAAATTTAATGCTAGGTGCTGGACCTTGCTGGCCGTTGTTGGCCCACTCTACAGTCTTTTCTGTCAACTCCTTCAACATCATATTTTGATTGAGTTGATTGGTTTTTTGTTCGTCATCATACTGCTTCCAGATTTCTATAGCAGTATAGCCCATGGCTCCGAGATTGGCAGCATTGGCGATGTAACCACGATTAGGCACGTGAAAAAACTTCTTAAAGAATCCCTGCTTCGATGCGTCGTCAACTACCTTATCAGCAGAAGTATATTTTGATTTTTTCTTGTCATCAGTCTTGTCAGCGCCTGTGGCCTTTTCAGCGGCGGCAGCCTCTTGTTCTATTCTCAAGCTCCACTTGGCATCGCCTAGCGCCTGTAGATCTTCTAAAAAATCTAAATCATTGCCCAGCTTGTTACCGGGATACTTGCTCTTGAACAGTCTTTGAATACTGCTTGGTGTAAATTGTGGACCTTGCTCTTTGATTGATTTCAACATGAAATCAGAATATTCAGTACTGTAGTCTTCAAGCAGTTTAAGTTTAACAGGATCTTTGGCATACTTAGATGCTATCTGTTTTACTATCTGTTGTGCTTCTTTTTCCGACATTTTAACGCCAGCTTTGGCAGCGAGATTAGTGCCTTTACCAAAGAACCTTCCAAGGTATCGTTCTAGATAATCAGACACAGGTCCTTCAATCAAAGTGCTTTCTTGAATAGCTAGAGGACGTGGATCGATAATATCAAGGATTTTCATATAGAGTATTTATCGAGAAGAACTACGTTCTTCTGTGTTTTTCGCTAGTCGCTCAAACACACTTTATTTCTTTAATGATTACATAATCAAGTGCGAAGCACTTAGATATTATCTAGATTGTTCAGTCACACTTTGCCCAGGCAGGGCAAAGTAACACGACATTATCTGAGTTGCACAATGTCACTGTAGCGGTATGGCATTACAGAGGCGGTCATCCGGTACCTCGAGCCAAGTCTTTATATGACGGCAATTAGCATACATTCGCTACCACGTATACTAATCCAGGGTTTTTCTCCCTTCTTTTAGCCTATACTGTCTTGTTCTCTACATTCTAAACGGGTTAAAGGCTTATCCCATCAACATCCTTGCGGGTAGTAGAATGCATCTCTGCGCCAAGCAGAACTACCTTACCGCCACACATCAGAGCGGATTTCGGGCACCTAACAGTCGCCGGTGCGGGCTTAATTTGGCGTTATTTTGCCTTGTTTTCTTGGAGTTTACGAATATGTGAGCCGTGTACACGTACTTGAATATGACCATTATAATAGTCATCGCTTTCTAGAACACGCCTACTAAACTGCTCACGAGCCTCGATATATGACATTTCTGCCTTGGAACTACAGTAAAAAAGTATCTCTCGTTTAAATATTTCTGGACCTAACTGCGTAACATCTTCGGTCAGTGCAGGCGATGAACCATAATAGTCACGCCAATCTGAGTCAATTTTGCTACGGATTCGTTTTTTCTTCTTGTTGCCGTTCTTGAGTTTTACTGTTCGAGTTGTGGTTTTTGAGAATTTTGCTAGTTTTTTGCCTATGTACATGCGCCCTGTCAGTGTGTTAGTGATAAGATAAACAAATCCCACACAATCTTCGGGTAATTCTTCTACTAGTTGATTCGCATAGTACCATGACATCAACTAGTTACCTGTTTAGGTCTTGTTGGCTCCTTTCTTTTGAGCGCGACGTACCTTGCGTTCATCCAATTGGGCTCGTTTTTGCACTTGCCACTCACGAATGTCCTTGCGTCTAGCCGAACAGATTGTGCGTATGTCCGACAACAAATGTCGTACTCGTATACTGCTGGCATAGGTACCAGAATTGATCCACTCTTGATTTTCCTCAAAGTAGAGCCTAAACACTTTCATCAGTGCGGCATGCAATTCTTCGTCTTGATACTTCACTCAACGACCTCTAGATCTGTAGCATAGCTGGTAAAGCCATTTTCTTTAATAACTTTGAGCACATTGTTGACACGCCCGATCAGCTCATCTTTGTGAGATATCAGGAATATGTTCTTTTTGCGTTCACGTGCTGTTTTCTTCAGCACTGCTAGAGCGCCTTCTACACCTGCGGCATCAAGACCGTTGTCTATGAGTTCGTCAACAAACAGCAAGTTGATGCTTTGATACAGACTTTCCCACACATCACGGAACGCCCATGACAAGCTCAAGATCAATCTATTGCGCTCACCTCGACTTAGATTGTCAAAATCTAAATCTTGCCCCAGCTGTGTGATCAACACTGACAGATCGTTTTGGAATAACACAGTATGAGGCAAGCCCATACGATCCAAATAATAAGTCAAGCGATTGTTCAAATAGGCTAGGTTTTGATCTATGATCTTCTTGCGAATAAAGCTGTCTTTTGATGTCAATAGTTTTAACAAGAACTCTTGATGCTCTTTGAGACGAGTCAGCTCGTTGATGTGATCCCATGAAATTTCCTGCATGGCAGTATGACGCAGTTCGTCAATTTGTTCTTGATAAGGATCTGTCTCTCCAGCTTTAACAGTCAGTTGAGTTTCAAGAGTTTTAAGATTATTTTGATGTTTCAGTGCCTGTTCCACGGTGTCATAGTAAGTGTTGGGACGAGTACTTAGCTCACCTAGGCCGTCAATTTCTGTACGTATTTTACCAAGGTCATTGGTGACTTTTTCAAAGTACTTGTTGGCTTCGTCTAGATGCTGTTGAGCCGTAGCAGTCATTTCTTCATGTTTGTGATCATGTAGCTCTTGTTCACAAGCGTGACATTTTTTGTCCTGCAACTTAGCAAGCTCGCTAGCGTACTTTTTTACGCTTCGCTCCGCTTGCGCTGTCGCGGCATCTAGCGTCGCCCGTTCCTTATTCAGGCTTTTCAGCTTCGCTGATTTCTCATCAAACTCTTTGAGCTCTGCATGCTTCGCAAGCTCTGCGTCAATATCCACGCTTTCTAATTCTACAATAGCTCGACCAGTTTTTTCTAACTCTTGACCGTGCTGAGTATTCCATGCACTTTGTCTAGTCAACAATGCATCAATACTTTGTTGTATTTTGTCATTGGATCTTTTAGCGGCTTCGATGTCAGCATTTTCTTGAGTAATTTCATCCTTAGTAATTTTAACTAACTCTTTTAATGCTTCCGCCTTTTCACTTAGTAGTGTAATACCTAACAACTGTTCGATGATCGCTCGTTGATCATTTGCCCGCATTGATAAAAATGGCTCAGTATAGGTGTTCAACGCAACAATATGCTTGAACATGTCGTGACTCATATTCAACAGATCATCTAGATCTTTTTGTGTTTCACGCATGTCACCTTGAGCATCATCGGTTTCTTCAACATCCTGTGCCTGATCGTTTACATAAAATTGTAAAACATTAGGCTTACGCCCACGCTCGATACGATAGTCTGTACCATCTTTTTCGAAACTCAAAGTAACCAACATATTCTTATTGTTAATCTTATTAATAAGATTATCTTTTTTAATGTTGGTTAAAGCGATACCGTATAGTGCATAACTCAGCGCATTAACAATGGTAGTTTTACCCGTACCATTACGTGATCCGCTGTCATCTCCGCCCTGATCTAAGTTTTCACCTAATACTAGTGTTAGGTTTTCTTTACTAAAGTCTACTGCTTGAGTCTGGTTACCCACACTCATAAAGTTTTTAACAGTTAATTCTTTTATTTTAATGGTCATAGGCTGTTGTAAATGGCTAGCAATACATTCTTGTCATAGGTATCGCTGTCAATATTAATAATTTGACTGCTGACAATTTGATCAACTGATTCAAATGCCTGCACATCGATGTTAGTATTAATTTCAATATCTTTCTTTTCAGCGATCAGTGTAAGTTCTCGAATGGCATAGTCTGCCATGAACTTTTCTTTAATAAAACTTGCTTCTTCGAATGTAATATCAATATCTAATGTTACACGTAAATGCTGTTTAGGAAGAATGATTTCATCTGCGCGATCAATTAACTCACTTAGTTTAGTAGTTCTAAAAGTAGGCTGATTAGGCCAACTGTGATATACAGGCTCACCACCCCACTCTAAGATCATCATACCACGCTCATCGTCCCACGCATCTGCATAGTTGTGAGGAAAAGCATTACCGATGTAAATCATGTTGCCTTTTTGTTGACGCTTATGGAAGTGTCCGCTAAAGCCTAGCTCATATTGTTTGAAACTATCTAACTGTATCTCACCGTGATCTGGCATTTGTACCATAGCGTTCATGAAAAAACTAGGCAATTCAAAGTGACCAAAAATATACTTGCCACCTTTCTTACCTATGCTTTTCCATTCGTCACCTACAAGCCATGGACAGAGTGTGACATCTCCAATGGTAGTCGGTTCGTGTACCACTGTGATTCCGGGAATATACTTGCCAAACTCGACTGAATGAATGTCCCGTTTATCCTTATAGTAAAGATCGTGGTTGCCAGGAAAAAAGAAAAAATTATCAAACGCTTGCCCCAGCTTTTCCAAAGCCCTAAGGCTATAATCCATAGTAGTGATGTTGAGACTATTGCGATTGTGGTGCCAATCGCCCATAAAAATTCCTGTATCACAGCCTTCCTCCTTTGCTTTGGCAATATACCAATCTACAAAATCTTCACAATCTTGATTGTGTACAGAGCTATTTGACTTTAAGCCAAAGTGAATATCTGTAAAACAAGCTACTTTTTTAAATAATTGTGTCATTCCTGACCTTCTTCAAATCGACGAACAGCATTAGCATGATCAGCGGCACCAGTTCGGCTATAACTAGGATTCATTCCATTCATTTCAAGAATGTCGTCTCGTATATTTTGATTACGTTTTTCAATATTGATAACACGCACAAATGAATTAGTAACAGCCGCAGTAAAATACGCAAACGGATTGTCTGATTTCGATTCATCAAATTGTAGTCCTATCTGTGTAAGTTGCAAAATAGCCTGACCTTTCATTTCGTCGTTGTAAGTGTAACCGCGGACGTTGCCACGTGTTGCATAACGTTCACATAACTTTAACATCATTCTTGCTAGAGTTGGAGTAATTTGGCCAGCATCTTTATCAAAATGTCCTTTCTCTAAATCACCCTTCCAATGACTCTTGCCAACACAGATAAGCTCGTCTTCGTCATTGAATTTCCAATGTTGGAATGGGGGAAAGTTTACTTTGTCCCTATGATCAGCTAGACTCTTGGGATTTTTCTTACGTGTATTGTTTAATGGAATATGATCGAATGTCATAATCCTAAAAACTAAATCTGTTTTTGGAATTTTTTTGTAATCTACTTCGCAATCTGCTTGTTTAACTTTTTCTCCAGCAGCCTTGCGTCTTTGATATTCTGCATCACCTTGTCTTTTGGCTCTAGCACGTTTAGCATCGGCAATAGTGCGTATATTAATTTTATCTATGCTTGGTAAGATTGCATCATATTGGTGATATTCTGGCTTAGTAAACACACAATACGTACTTTTTGAACGGTGTATTTCTAACAACATATCCTTGTTGTTTAGGTAATTTACTTTTGTAGTCATTAACTCGATCTCCGGATTGTTAATTATAAACTACGCACTTAATAAAGTCAACTAAATATTGTATCAAAAGGACAAATTAATTATGGCACAAAGTCTTCAATCAACAATATCAGCGTCTTCAAACGCAATAGCAGGCGTAGCCAATGGAGCCAGTGCAGTTACTAATCTCGGCGGTGCGCTGTCGACGGCACTAAATGGTGACATTGCAGGTGCGATTCGAAGTGTTAATTTGCCAGCGGCCGGCGAAGCAGTAGGTGATATTCTCAGTGCAGTAGCTACCTTTGGTGGTGATGCCAATCCTAATGATTGGCGTGTACGATTAAGTCTTGCTAACTGGAGTAGTTTTCAAACTAGTCCAGTCCTTGCTCCGTTAAAAGATGCCGGAGGATTAGTTTTTCCTTATACCCCAAAGATTAATATTAAAAGCGCGGCAAATTATCAAGCACAAAAAACCATACATACTAATTATGCCTTTCAGTACTTCCAAAATAGCGATCCTGGAGAAATAGATATCACTGCTCCCATGTATGTAGAAGATCCTACACAAGGCTTATATTGGATCGCTATGGTACATTATTTGCGCAGTCTAACTAAGATGTTTGCCGGCAATGATCCTAAAGCAGGCAATCCCCCTCCAGTTATATTTTTAAACGGTTACGGCAATTATGTCTTCAAGAATGTTCCTGTTGTAGTTAAGAGCATGAACGTAGACATGGATAAAGAATGTGATTATATCGGAGTTAATGTTGTAGGCAGTGCCGCAGGAGCAGTAGCAGGAGTAGCAGATTCAATCGGCGGACTATCTGATACATTAGGAAATGTGTTGCCAGGATTTGGCGGAGTAACTAGCGACATTACAGGTGCTGTTAGTACGATAGCTGGTGGTGTAGGTCAAGTAGCTGGATTGTTGGGAACATTTGGAGTAGGTGGAACTATTAGCGGAGGGGTGAGCCATGTTCCAACAAAGAGTACATTCACGGTTAAACTGCAACCTATATACAGTCGTGACAGTGCCCGCAAATTCAGTCTTGATCAATTCGTTACTGGCGGCTATCTAAATAATTCATTCGGATACATTTAATATGACAACGCTTTATTCCAACACTAGTCCCTGGTATAATACTCAAATAACACAAAATTATCTTGATGTGTTAACTATCAGACCAGTAGCGGCACAAGTAGATGATTTTCTCTATACTATAGAAAGTCAATATACATATAGACCTGATTTATTAGCATCAGACTTGTATGGCGAACCTAATCTATGGTGGGTGTTTATACAACGTAATATGGATGTACTACAAGATCCTGTATTAGATTTTGTACCAGGCACTAAAATTTATATACCAAAGAGTAGCAGTTTAAAAACTGTGTTAGGACTATAATATGGCAGATCAACCTACACTTGATCCCACTGCATCGACTAGTTCAACAGCTTCAATAGTATCAACAGATGCCAGTAGCTTTAGTTTAAGTACAGTAACTGATGCAGTATCTGGCGCAGTGTCTAGTCTTAATTCTTTTTTTAAAAAATTATCTGTAAAATTACCTTTACCTAATCCGCTGTTCGCCTATGCCAGTTATGATTATATTCTTGGATTGGGTATGTTAAGCATGAACGAAATTAATAATCCTGACACTACCTACATGGCAGGCAAGAGCGTTCATCTAGTAGCTAAGGATGCCAACATTGATCCTAATAATCGAGTCAACACTAGCTACGGTAAATTTGATTTTTTTATTAATAATCTGACCCTTAAAAGTGTAATTGGATTTGAAAGAAACCATAACACTAATGTTTTAACAGCAACATTTGAAATTATAGAACCTTACAGCATGGGATTATTTTTTATTTCATGTCAACAGCTGGCAACACAGTTGGGATATAGCAACTGGAGAGAAGCACCGTTTTTATTAACTATAGATTTTAGAGGTAATAAAGAAACTGGAACGATGTCTACGATTCCAAATACTAGCCGTAAAATTCCAGTTAGAATAATTACAATGGACATGACAGCCGGACCCGAAGGCTGCAAATATTTGTGTAAAGCAATAGTATGGGGACAGCAAGGTCATACAGATACTGTTAAGAAGTTTAAAACAGACGTGTCAGCCCAAGGATCTACAGTACAGGAAATATTACAAACAGGTGTAAACAGTGTTCAAGTGGCTATGAACAAATTTTACAAACAACAAGCAGATGATTTAGGATTAGACTACGCAGATGAATGTGTAATTTATTTTCCACAGGTACAAGCTTCGGCGACATCAACTCCTGCATCTGGCGGCGGAATTTTTGATTCTAATGTAGTGAATATAGGAAATAGTCCAACATTAACTGGCGCTAATTTCACCTCTAGTGATTCTATTTTTAAAAATCTTGGAGTTAGCCGCAGTACCATAAATGCTACTCTAGTTCAAGATGACGGTGCCGCCAACGAAATCGGCCAAGCAACTTTAGGAATGAACGAACAGAAAAAAGCCGATGTGGTTTTTAACGGTGATAATGCTGTATATGATTCTAAGAGCGGAAACTTTTTTCAATTTAATGCCGCTAAACAAGATACTACAAAAACACAAATAAAATTTCATCAAGATCACGATGTTATAATGGCTATCAATGCCGCAGTTTTTCAAAGCGATTATATTAAGAAAAGTTTAAATGCGTCAAACATAGACGAAAATGGATTTCGAAATTGGTGGAGAGTTGAAACACAAACTTTTTTCCTTCAAGGCGAATTAAATGTTAAAAATGGGCAGTATGCTAAATTACATGCCTTTAAAGTAGTTCCATATAAAGTTCACAACAGTAAGGTCAATGCAGGCGGAGTAAAACCTCGAGGATATACTGGTCTAACTACACAAGCCGCAAAGGTCTACAATTATTTGTATACAGGAAAAAACGTAGATGTATTAGATTTTAAAATTAATTTTAAAGTTAGTTTTTTAACTATGTTATCTGCTCAGTCACCTAGCAAATCAATGGATGCACAGAATACCGCAAGCCAAGGAGGCACTGATAAACAGCAGTCGAACCCAAATCCTCTACCAAAGGGCGAAGCGCCTGATGGGTCAATTGGTACAACTATGCTTAGTTTTGCTAAACGATTATTAAGTACAGACTTACAAGGTGGTGGCGGATTAGAATCTGCACAAACTAGATCAGCTAAGGAGTTCCACGATGTTGTAACTAAAGGAGTAGAACTCCTAGCACTACGATTAAAAATCATAGGTGATCCTTATTGGATCGTACAAAGCGGTACCGGCAATTATTCTAGTGCGGCAAGCCAATACAAAAATGTTAATAATGATCAAACTGTAAATTGGCAAAACGGTGAAGTTGATTGCCTAGTTAACTTTAGAACGCCGGTAGATTTAAATCAATCTACTGGACTGTATAATTTTGGAGGATCGAGTAAAAGCGCACCGGTAAATCATTACAGTGGCCTATATCACATTATTGTTGTAACTAGTAATTTTAGTGACGGACTATTTACGCAAGAATTAAAAGGTGTAAGAAGACCGTTGTATGAATCTAAGAAAGCAGAAGCTACTCCAGAAAATACTTACAATATATCTAACTCTACTCCGAATAAAAAAGACCCTGACAACACTAACGGATAACATATGGCAGATCAAGACGACTCAACGTATAGCTCGGACAGCGCAACGCCTAGAGAACCGGGCCCTTTTCTTGCTAAGGTAGTTAGCCATCTAGATCCTAGCTACATGGGACAACTACAGGTTGAAATTCTTAGACCTATCAGTAACAGTAAGACAGAAGGAGAATTGCGTATAGTAAGTTATATGAGTCCTTTCTATGGGGTAACTGGTGTTGCCTATGTTAATCAAGATCCTAACAACTACAACAACACACAAAAAAGTTATGGTATGTGGATGGTTCCTCCAGACGTAGGCAATACTGTTATAGTATTTTTTATACAAGGAGATCCTAAAAGAGGATACTGGATAGGATGTGTACAAGATGAAAATATGAATTTTATGTTGCCGGGGATCGCTGCCACTGAAAATAATGTCGACGGTGGGGGCATTGGAAATCGTGTACCTGTAGCAGAATATAATAAAAAAATAAACGATTCAAACGCAGATGCAACAAGTTTTTCTAAACCTCAACATCCATTTACAACTGTTTTACAAAATCAAGGACTACTACTAGACGACACTCGCGGAATCACTAGTAGTAGTGCAAGACGAGAAGTGCCTAGCATGGTATTTGGAATTAGTACCCCCGGACCAGTAGACAAAAATCCCAATGCTCCAAGAGGTGCCATTGGCAAAACAGAAAGCCAAATTCCTAATGCTTTTGTAAGCCGACTAGGAGGAAGTACATTTGTAATGGATGATGGTAATCCTGCCTTTTTACGTAAAACTCCTGCAAGTAGTGGACCTCCTGTCTATGCCGCAGTTGAACAAGGAGAAGCAGACGGTAATGTTAATTTTCCTCACAACGAACTTGTGCGAATTCGTACTCGCACCGGACATCAGATCCTTTTACACAACAGTGAAGATTTAATCTACATAGCAAATGCTAGAGGAACTGCATGGGTTGAATTAACAAGCAACGGTAAAATAGATATATTTTGCCAAGACAGTATAAGTGTACATACAGGTAATGATGTTAATTTTACAGCCGATAGGGATATTAATTTTACTGCCAAGGGCAGTATTAATCTAAATTCTGCGGCAAATATTAATGTAACAGCAACAGGTAACACTAATATTAACAGTGCGCACCATTATGAAACAGCAGGCAAAATTGATATGAATGGCCCAACGGCGGCCAAGGCGACCAAGACAGCTAGGGTACCAACTGCTGAACCTTGGGCCGGCCACGAGAATCTAAACCCTACACAATTTACACCTACTAACACAAAATCTGTAGCGTCGCCTACTGCCGTTACACCGCCTACATATTATCAAAAGTATACAACTAGTTTAGATCCATTTAAGCGAGTACCAACTCCTAATCAAGGACAATAATCATGCCATCAAATTCAAATTTATACAACAAAATAACATTGCCAGCCGCCCTACTGCCTGACAACATTGGACCTAAGATGTACAAAGGATTTAGTACTGTAAACACTAATACTGAAAATTACAACCTCTATGATTTTGAATTGATTAAACAAGATCTATTAAATCATTTCAATACCAGACAAGGCGAACGTCTAATGAATCCTCAATTTGGCACAGTAATATGGGACTTGTTGTTTGAACCATTAACTGACCAAATTAAAAACATTATGCTTCAAAATGTCAACGAAATTATAAATTATGATCCTAGAATTAAAGCAGAAAGTGTGATAATAACAGCGTACGATCAAGGCATACAGATACAATGTACGCTGACCTATGTTCCTTATAATATTCAACAGACATTGCAGTTAAATTTTGATCAAGCTAACGGATTGTTAGTTGCGTAATTAACTACACACATAATACAA